GCAATAGGATGCCGAGCTTGTACTCGACATCGCGCTCCTTGCTCAGAACAAGTTTGTTAATCTTGCTGAACTTGCGAACATCGTCAATGGTGATGCCAACTGCGATGTCATACTCGAGTGCCGGATGCGTTAAGTAACCAAAATAACAATGGTCGCGCATGTACTCAGAGTCGACAAACATGCCGGCTCTGAGTCTCGTGGTTTGGTTAGTCATCTTTGCGTGAGTGATATCGCATGCAATCTAAGTCTATCCAATCAAGTTCTGGCTCTTCGTCATCGTCATCAATTGGGTGATTGTTCGCTGGAGCATATTGCATGTCTCTGAGGTATCTGAAGGAATTCGGATGCCCGAGGTTTTCTGTCTCAATCCCGAAGTGCTTTAAGCACATCTGCTCTTTGTATTCTTGGTATTCTGTCATAGTGTGTGTGTTTTGATTGTGTATTGCAGTTATCGTGCCAAAGTTCAGCAACCGTGTTCAGGTTCGTGTTTCTTTGGTTTAATCGTCAAGCTCGAAAGATAATTGCGGACCATCATGCGCACGGTCTCTTTTGCTGATAGTGGAACGCGGAAGGATATCGTTGACATAGCTTCGCCGTACATCGACTTTCGCCCGGCACCTGATCGCCTACCGCCTCGTTTTTCTGTGTTCATGTGTGCAAAGGTATTTATTTGTTTCTGTTTTGCAAATTAATGTTATTCTTGTGCAGAAGCCTCAGCCAGTTCAATGCCTTAATCGTGTAGGTGCGATGCACTGATGTGCCATGCGCAGCTGTTGTCAGATACCTCGCAAGCGATTGGTGGGCCTGTTGCGTTGATGTATAAGTTAGCGGCCCATCCACAAGTGTTGCCTCATCTGGAAGCATCTCGGTCATGTAGTGAATTATCTTGTCGTACTTAGTCATGGTTTATGATGTTTAAGAATTCCTCTTCATTGCGCACTATGTGGTACTCATGGCCGAGTGATCGGCAAATCTTCTCAAATCGCTTTTGCTCTTCCGACTGCTTTCCTGTTTCGGTCTTCCATTCAATCCAGCATGTCCGACCTTCCGGCTTCAGGTAGCACATATCGGCAACGCCAGGCACAACACCCATCGCTTTGTTCATTGCTCCCTTGATGCCGTTCACGCTGTTGTTATTGATGGCGAAAACTCTTCCACGCAAGTCGGGGCGGGCGTTCCATAGGTTTGTGAATGCTTTGGATTGGGCTTTTACTTCGCTCATAATTGTTGCCACTTAGTAAGGTGGCAACAATGTTTTTGACTGCCAAAAACGCTTGTGTCGCAATCGCTGCAATGCTTACAGCGATTTGTTGCCACTTGGGCCAAAAAAAGCCCTGTTAGTATAATATGTGTGTGTGTGTGCATGTGTGTGTGTGTGTATATATAAATATTGTTAAGGTATGAAAAGTAAGTGGCAACAGTGGCAACAAATGGCTGCAAGGCTTGGTATAATTGGGCTTGGAGTGTTGCCACTTGCTTTTTTGAAGTGGCAACAAAGTGGCAACAGTGGCAACATATCACATCGGATTTTTATTGATAAGGTACATTCTAACAATCGAATTACCTCTTCTTTTGCGGTCTTGCGTATAGCCTAATGCAGTGAGTATCGAACCAATACGCTGCGTATTGAGGTAGTTGAACTTGGTTTCAATCATAAGGTACTGCTGGATATCAGTTAGCGACATCCACTCGCCATAGCTTTCAGAGTTTGCCGGACTCAGCTTCTTGTGGATTAGGTCCTCTTCAGGTGTTGAGTGCTTGAACGCATCAGTTGATTGGTTCAGCTCTTCGATGTCTTGACGCAATACTGTATAATTCCAACCGTCACGATACATGGCATACAGCTCACGCCAAAGGCCAACCTTATCGCATTTGTTGTACGCATCCTGATTGATGTCCACGATGTGAATCGGAATCTGCCTACGGTTGCCAGTTGGATCGTTAAGTATCTGCGTTTCATTCGATGTACCGCAAAAGACTGCAAGCCTACGAAGGTCGAGCGACACGCGGCCATATGGTTCGCGCACGTTAATAAACTCCTTCGATGTGAGTTCCTTTAGGCGCTTCTCTTCCTTTTTGGACTTACCACCGTATTCGTCATCGAGTATGATTAACTTCTTGCACATGAGAATCTCGTCATCCTTTCCAGCATCCATCTTCGACTCAGCGAATAGGTACCTGAGCTGCTTGGGTAGCAAATAACGAAACCAATGTGTCTTTCCTGTGCCTTGCTTCTCACCGGAGAATATGAGTACCAATGGTGAGTGATTGCCATAGGCAGAAGCTACCACAGATACAAGCCATTTCAGAATGAACCTATCGGCGTTTGGTGTGTCGGTTATTATGCTGTTAAGTAGGTGCGTCACGTTGTGGCATTCTTCCTCAATGTGCAGTTCATCTTCAAAGAACTCATGCAAAGGGTTGTATGTCTCGATGCGATTTGAGAAAATTATGGAAGTAACCAGGTCTTTTGTGGCCTCTTTGAATACGGCCTTGCAATCGAGAAAAATCGAGTTAATGTCACTGTCATCGATGGGCCTTCCATTCAGTTCCACGTTGCGCGTAACTACGTTTTTTCTGAGGTCGAATGTCTTTATAAATGCCGCAATGTCAGCGCTTACGTTCTCCGATTTGAATTTAATATCCTTTGCTACTATCTCATTGACAACTTTCGTGCTTTCTTCCGGGCTGATGCCTGCCACTTCGAGCGACTTGACGATGGCTTCAGGCGAAAGTCCAGCGGCACGTTGCGAGCTCGCAGCACGTAGTATCTCCTTGGTCTGCTCTGAGTATGCCTGTATGCCGTTTTGCTTGGCGTGATAATAGATGGTTGCGATTGTGGACCGCTTGCCCTTGCTTTCGCTGTGGTTCTTCAGGCATGCAGTGTACTGCGCATTGCAGTCATCGGAGTTGTATTTGGAAGAGTGCGATGACAGCGTATGAAAGTAGTCGCGACCACCTTCGCCAAATTCAGATACCAGTGCGTATGCGATTTGAATCCACTCGGAGTAATCTTCGCAAAGGTTAAGCCCTTTGCGGTCCATCGCGGCAATCATGGCATCGAAGTCGGTTTTAACTACAGCTACCTTTGCGAGCTTGCGCTCTTTGGGCTTGGCGAGGTACTTCTTAAACATGACGGCCTTGGTGTTGATGTGAATCCAAGGGTCATAAGAGATGAAGCGAGCACGCGATACGTTCTTGCCGGACTGGTCAACGATGAGTTGGTAGGTGTGGTATAGATAGGATGCAATGCCATTAAACGCATCGAGATGGCGTGTGCCATCGATTTTCACTATCAAGCATAGTCCATGTCCACTGATGGAAGTAAACGCAGCATAAACGTAAGAATCGCCCTGTACGAGCTTCTTGGTATCTTCAGGATTGTCGATGTTATCGATGTCGATGGCGATGAATCCTGAGTGCGCTCGGATGGCATCATCCTTTCGGGCCGAGAATGAGCCGCTGATGGTGACAAGCGGTGCGGATTTTTTCTTTTTGTCGCGCTCTTCCTTGTCGGAGGTTGCGCGAACTTGCAAGACTATGTCCTGCCATTTGCCGGTTCTGACTCCTTCCAGAAAGGAGCTGAGTTCGATGTCAATGTCTTGACTGTCATAGATGTTTTTGTAGTGTGAGATGAGCATAGTGTGTGTAATTTATCGTCTACAAAATTCCGGTGATAGGCATCAAATCGCTTTTTATGCTCTTTGCACCAGAGCCTTGCAAGTTCATGAATTTTTTCTTGAATTATGGGGGTGATTTCGGGAGTTATCTTTTTAGCACTGTTAAAAACTTGCTCAACTAATACATGCAGAGAGTGGTATGTTTTGTAATGTGCCTTTGATTCGATTAGTTTTTTTACATCAATAGCCTTACTGACTTGGATGAACTTCTCGATGGCCTCATCCTTTGGCTTGATTACCGGAAATACATGGCCGCAAGGAAACAACATCCCGAGATATTGCGCATCGCATACCTTCTTTGCGGTGTGATGCAGAGCTCCGCACTTTGGGCACTGCCTAACCGGAGCTACTCCTTCGCCTGGCTTCTTTGGATTGTGGAAGATATCGTTCCAATTGCGAGGCGATGACCAGAGCCCATGTGTCATGCAGTTCCCTCCAAGGTCTATGATGGTAAATGCGAGCTTGACATTATGCGGCCTTGCACCACGCCCGCACATCTGAAGCCATAAGGGCATTGATGCTGTGGCCTTGTTTACTATTACGGTCTCGATGTCGGGCTGGTCGAATCCGGTAGTGGCGATGCCGATGTTGTTGAGTATTGCATCGGGAGTGTTGGCAAACCATTGCAGCACCTCAGCCCGATCAGGCGAGCCAGCATCAAGATGGCGCGAGTTAAAGCCAGCGGCTTGGAATGCTGCGTTGACGGCCATCGAGTGCTCGACATTGCAATTGAAGATTATGGTCTTTCGGCCAAGTGAGTGCTGCTTGTAGGCGTTCACTGTTGTCTCGATGTACTTAGGTGCTTTGAATGCAGCTGCCATCTGTGCTTGGTCGAACTCGCCCGCTTTCATCTTTAGCTTTGCCCTGTCCACAATCTGAGCGGCTGAGTAGGTCAGCTCTGGGCAAAGAAAGCCTTGCTCGATTAGGTCGGGGATATCGATGCCGCACACGATGTCATCGAAGTAGTTGCGCAAGGGATTGGTCTTGCGAGCTGCAAGCGGTGTGGCAGTGAAGCCAATGATGTACTGAGAGGTGAAGTGCTCGATGACCTTGATGAAGTTGCCGATGTGCACCTCGTCGACGATGACCAGTCCGATGTTTGTGAACTTGTCCAGCCGCTTGTAAGCAGTCTCAACCATTGCCACATAAACTCGAGCATGCGGGATTGACTTCATGCCAGCGGTTACGGCTTGTGTGGGGATGCGAATCGCTTTGGTGGCCTGTGCGAGTAGTTCTTCACGATGCACAAGGATTAGGATGTCTGATGAATTGCGCGCTGTGAATCGGTCGCAAATCGCAGAAAAGCATACCGTCTTGCCTCCACCAGTTGCGAGTTGCGCAACCACCTTGCGATTGCTGCGCAGGCTCGCTGCGATGTTATTGATGAAAGTCTCCTGGTAGGGGCGAAGGGTCATGATTCAAGCCGCTTATCCATTGGGATGAAGTCTGAGCCGTTGCCGTGCACGGTCTTGATGAAATCTACCTCAACCTTTGCTGAGTTGATTATGGTCTGAGCCACATCAGTGATGGCTTTCGCCTTTTCGATTTCCATGTCACCATCTTTGAGCATTTCGATAACTTCGAATAGATGGTCTCTTAGGTGTTCAATCTTGTTCCTTGCCATGATTTTGGATTATTTTCTTGAGTTTAGAAATTGTTTTCATTGTTGATTTGAGCTCTTCAGGATAGCGATGGATGGTGTTAAGTCGCATATTGCTTTCGCGATCTACCAACATCAGGTTCTCGACTTGCCAGTTCTCCTTATTGCCATCTATGAAGCGAAGGAATTTGCCTTTCGGTATTGGGCCGTTCTCGATTTCCCAGGCAAGGCGATGAGTCATCACCCAGCCATTGAGCCCTTCTTTGACCTTTGTCCAGTGATAGCCTTCAGCATCGATGCGAGTCCAGCCCACAGGCTTGTAGTTTGCCGGAATATGGCCAGTCTTAAAGAGCGTATACTGGGGTGCATTGTTGTTGCCTTTCACGCCTTTGTTCCAAGGGATGTTTCCTTTGGTGAATCGATTCTTCACCCCGGCAATTGCCACAACTTTGCCATGCACCTCTCGGATATACTCAGGCGCTTTCTTTAGCCCGAGCCTGAATGCGATGTTGTAAACGCTCGACTCAGATATGCCAAGCACTTTGGCAATCTCTGCCGTCTTGGTGTGCGAGTAATACTCCACAACGTAATCGATTACAAGCTGGCCGTGTCGCTTACTTCCCATAATTGCCATCGAATTGATTGAGGAATCCTGCGATTAGCTGGAAGGCATGGTCGAGTTCTTGCTGATTGTGGCGGTAGAGGTAGAGGTCTTTGAACTGCCCCGACTTCTTAACCTTGGGCGGCACTCCGATGTAGTAGAAATCTTTCGGATCCCAGCCCATCAGCATGCAATACCACACAGCCTGCACATGGTTAAAGTGCTTTATCATGTCATCGGCAAAGGCTTGCAGGTTCTTCGCCGTTGTGGTCTTGACATCAGCAATTATCTTCATCTCATCCCAGCAGATATCCATCGCGCCCTTGGCGAGCACGGTCTTATCCCCGAAGGTAAGCTCAGTCACCACGATGCGCTCCTTTTCGCTTTTGTCGAAGAGCTCACCAAGCAGCTCGACCTGATGAATTGCATCGTAGGTGTTGCGCACTGCATCGCCCATTGTCTCATACTCGCATTCAAGTAGTGAGTAGTGGAAGTCCTTGCCGTAGTTAAGCGATGCCTTAGCGTAGCTGATGTCTCCAGTGTAGTGCCGTTTGATGCGGCTTGCGCTTACCGCTGGGTAAGTGATATATTCTTCGCGTGTCATAGGACATCAGGATTGATTAGGACATTTATTTTTTGCTGTTCAAAAAAGTCAGCCAATTGTTGGTTTAATGGAAGCCACTTAATCCATTTATCATTCTCATCATAGATGCCAACTCTTGTAATCTTGATGTGCTTTCCAAATTTATCAGGCTCAAGATTGATTGTTTTTATTTTGATGTATCCCTTCATGATGTTATTTATTGTAAGTGAATTTATAATACTGCTCTCCCAATTGAATACCGTCAAGAGCCCCATCATTGAACGCCTCAACAATCTGCTCCTTTTCAACTTCCTTGGCTCGTTGAACTATTGCATCAATTTCGTCCCAATATTTCAATGTGGTCAAATCTATTTTTTTATTAATAGACTCAATCAGCCATTGAACGGCTGTCTTAGTTACTGTCTTAGTTGCCATAAGTCTCGTTAAAATATTCGTTAGCTGTTTGCGGACCTTCTTTTATGCCTTCGAGCTTTCCGGCATTGTACATCTGCATCATGTATTCGCGCTCAACTACCTTGGCGGTTTCGAATGCTTCTGCAAAGAAAGGCCCCATCTCTGATGCGAGCTTGTTCTGAATGGTTAGTCGCAGCCATTCAACTGCTGTCATTTTAGTTGCCATGTTTATCGTGTTATGGTTTGTATTTGTTCTTCGTAAATCTCGATGCCAGCGATGGCGGTCACTCCGCACTTCTCCATTGCCTTGAGCAAGTTCTGCGTGAGGTCTTCGGGCTTGTACATTCCAGAGCCGAACAGCACACTGAGCACCTTCATCCAATCCACTTCGCCAGTGATGCGAGTACGCCGGATTGTGCGAATGCCTTTGATGTGGCTGTGCTGGATGCTAACATCAGCGAGCTGATCGGTCAAGTCGGCTATCGAGCGGGATTGCTCCTGAATGCGCTTTTGTTCTTCTTGCTGCTTGCGATTAAGCTCGGCGGTGTACTTTAGCATCTCAGCTTTGGTGGATGCGATGAAAGCCTGGAGAGGTTCGGTAGCATCTGACTCGATGCGCATGAGTTCTTTCTTGTAGGCATCAAGCGGCCCGGTGACCATCTTACGCGCATCTTGAATTGCCTTAACAGCGGCGTTAACCTGAGCGATGGCATTAGATGCGGCGGTGTATTGGTTTGGGCTTTCGATTGGCTGAATGTTAGCCGTTAGCCTCTGAGCGTTTAATGTCTCGGTAGAATTTATTGATTGATACAATTTTTCAATCGGAATTGTTATCTTTGCGATACTGTTCATGTGTTTTGTATTAGTAAAAGCCCGGCTATAGTGTGTATGCCGGGCTTTTTTTGTGGTTATAAATTAGAATGGAGTCTTATCGTCTGACTCTGAAAATAGTGAATCGAAGTCTGTGGCTGATGCTTCCCATGTTGGCGCTGGCACAGCTGGCTTGGCGGTAGTTCGCGCAATCCATTCATCGCTCTTGCGAATATCTTCCTGAAGGAACTCAGGCAGCTTTGCGAATACCTCAGCATTGTGCTCGGTTGTGTCATAGGTCAGCAGCTCGTTGATGGCAGGGGGGCAAGCAAGGCCCTTCGGCAGCGGAGAGATGCCCATGATGTTGGCATACACTCGGTCTTCTTTGCCATTGTGTGCGATGTTAATCATGCCGGGATGTCCGAGTAGCTTGGTGATGTCGAAGTCAGCGGCTTGCGCATCTGTGAGCTTCTTGCCAATCCATGACTCGATGAACTTGCGTAGAGATGCCTTCTCGCCCATTGTTAGGTTGAACACGCCCTTCACGTAGAACGGCTGTTCGCCTTTGTCCTCGCTGAATACAGCGGTCTCTGTTGGCAGTTCAAAGAGGAATTGAACTTTGCGTTTTTTGTTGCCCCACTTTTCATCGAAGATAGTGCCCTTGTCGATGATTTGGTAGCAGCGCGCAGGATATGCGCCTTCGGGTGCGATTTGGCGGGTTTGGCTTCCGCCTGAGTTTACTGGTGCTTTCATAAGTGAAAAGATTAAATTGAGGTTAAAAGTGCTTGAGTTGATTGTTCGTGAAGGTATTCAGTGACGAATGCAAACTGGTTGTGGAATTCTTCCATGTTGCAAGGGTCATAGATTCGCTTCTCAGGTGATACGCCGTGCTCCATCGAGCGGTGATACTGGCGCGCAAGGTTTGCGGCTTGGCTGTCGCATCGGGTGTAAAGACCTTTGATGCAGCCGTCATTTACAACCATCACCATAGTGCCGGTGAGGTGGTTGTAGTGAAAAAATTCTGTGCCCTTCCAATTCTTGAAGGTTGTCGCTGGTGATAGTTCTGGTGTGTTCATGTTTTTTCGTTGTTTTGTTTGACAAATGTAAATCCTTATTTTGAATTCACAATACTTAAACAAAGAAAAAAGCAAACCACCAGCGTGAAAAATCGCAAGTGCTTAATTATCAACGCAATTATTTTGCGCGACCAATTGCGAACCCTGTAATGCCACCAAGTGCGAAAGCGAATGCGCGTGTCTCGTACCACTTTTTCGGAGGCTCGGCCACGATTATGTTATTCATGCCGGTAACGGTTACATAAGGGTTATCAATGCCAAGCCTTACCACCTTATCACGCTTACGCGATAGGAAGCCCTTACGCAGCGTATCTCCAATTGCAACGGTATAAGATACCGGAATGATAATTGAATCTAACTGAAGCCGTCCTGCGCGGCTTATCTGCCCACCTATCTCGAGCCACTTACCCGGCCGATGGAAGGTGCGAGGCAGGCGAAGGTGCGGGAAGCTATCAATGTACACGGTCTCGCCAAGCTCAATCTCTGTCTTGACAACCGTCCGCGTTTGGTAGCGCACCACAACCTCAGGCTCACGCAATTCCAAGGCTCGCAGCTTGGTGCCTGCCGCTGCCAGCTGCACGCCTTGGCTGTGCATCTTGCTGCTATCTCTCGCAATGCGCACAGCGTATTCATTGTTGAGCGAATCGAGATACATCGCATTGCTTTCAGCCTCGCCCAATGCTCCGCATGTGCGAAGCAAAAGCAGCAAAAGGAATAGGCATATTGCCAACAGGCTTAACGTGCTGATGTTGCTTTGCTGCATAGTATAAGTTCGTTTAATCGTTTGAGGTACGTGCTCTTATCTCTCAGCTCGTTGAGCAATATATCGCCCGCCACCTTAATCGGCATCGACTTCTCGGCTATGTACACAGCCAGCACCTTCACCAAGCGCTCATCGCATTCGCAATCGGTGGCCGGTAGGTTGCTCATAGTTGCCGTGTTGCTTTCTTGACCAATAGCCGAATCACATTGTCGAGCTTTTCAACGCTGTCTTCGAGCATCTTCATAACGCCATCGCGCTCCTGATCGGTTGCCCACGTGTGCTCGTTTATCATCTTTACCAAGCCGCCGATGGATGTTAACGGCTGACGAAGTTCGTGCGATAGGGTGAACCGAAACTCTTCGAGAAGCATCTTTTGCCGTTCGTATTCATGGCTTGAGATGGAAGTAACATCGACCAGTTGAATGCCGATGAAGTGCAGCATGTCAACAATCGCATAAACATTCCACATGTTGAAACGCTCCGAGCTTATCTTCTGCTTAGTCTTCGCGTATGCCCTAATCGGGTCAGGCGATTTGGTTTGCGCCTTGCGAATTGCTGCAAGCAGTTCATCGCGGTCGCTGTCTTGCGCTGCGATGTCGAGGATATTGCCGGGCTTTATGTGGCTGGAGTACTCGCGGAAGAGGTCATTCGTGGTGACGATGTTTCCATCCTTATCAGTAATCACATAGAAGAGGTCAATTGATGACTCAAGGATGTGCAGCGATGCCATGCTGCAAAGATACGTTAAACCGAACGCAAATCCGCAATTAATGAACGCCATGCAGGCACACATCCGAGTGCATACTTGATGGTAAGCAGCATCGTGAAGGTGAGCACAATTCCATTTGCAAGTATATCGTAATTCATAGGCGTTGGCATTTCCGGCTCGTTTCTTACAGCGTGAGTTTTCGGGATGTAATACGTGGCGGCTGGGTATAAAGATACATCACACGGCTGAATCGTGTCGAATGCTGTGAGCACTTTCGGCTTTGGCGGCTGTGCCATCACTGCCTGAAAGGATTCACGATTCGCCTGGGCGAATGAGGTGTCCACATCGGGCTGTTGCCACTGCATCTCATCGACATTGAGCTTGCTGTGGCGCACTACTTTGATGGTATCTCTTCTAATCTGTTGCATCGCTTTTGGCTTTTGGGATATATCCTGCGGCTATGAGTGCTGCAATTATGGCTGTTAATGTCTCGGCTGTTATAACTTTGAAGATAAGTAGGAAGATGGACACCAGAATCATAAGCGAACCGATTGTGCCGCGCCAGTGCTTCACAATCACATCGAGTATTCGCCTTTGCTTGGTAGCCCTTTTCCGCATAGGTTAACTTACGCCAAAGCAGCGCAATCGTTGGGGCAAGATGGAGCTAAATGTTACAAAGTGAGAAATAGAGATTTGCCTCTTCTCGCCTGCGATTGGTCAGCCCTGAGAGCACCTTCCCGCCTGCCTTGTTCCAGCGAAGGAACTCATCGAGGATGCTCGGGTCGGCTGAGTTGGCTTTGGCTTTTTTCAGCAGCGTTGACTTAACCAACGCGCCAGTGCCTACGTTATATGCAAAGCACACAAGCGCATCGAACTGGCATTGGTTGAGGTTAGGTAGGTGTTTATTGACGGCCGACTCGAATGGGTCAAGCGTAGATAGTAGTAATTGCGTTGCTTCCTTTTCGCCACTCAGCTTTTCGCCGAGTAAAACTTTTTTGCCATTCGGGTAGCGTGTCGAGCCGTAGCCTATGGTCGGCACTCCGGCTGGGCATAGATAGCTTGAGAGCCTCAATCCCTCGTACTTCTTAATCAGATTAAGCCCGAGAATCGAGGTGGAGCGCATTATAGCACTAAGTATTGAATTATGGCAACAAATGTGAAACCGTCAATCCCAGTATTTGCTTGCATAGTTATAAAGCAATTATCAGTCGCAGTGTCAGCAGCAATACTGCAATTTGTCATATCAGAAATATCATTGGTAATCACTGTTATATTACCGTAACAATCTCGCGGGGTTGCAAAAGTGCTTGCAACAGGCAATGCTACCTGAAATGAACCTCCTCCACCTGTTACATCAAATGTAACACTTAAGTAAAGCGACATTGTTACAACATCATTAACACGGCTGTAAATGCCTTTCAATACTCCTATGGTTAATCCCGATTCATCAGAGGTTACAGGCGTAAACTCGCCACTGGCAAACTGCGGCATCCCATCGTAGATGTTCTGCACCTCGATTTGCTTCGATGTGTTGCTGCTTGTATCAACGATATACATGATGTCATCGTTTGCTGCCGTTGCTAAGGTTGTAAGGTCGGTTACTTTTACGCCTGCCATAATAAATGATTTTGCTTAGAACAAAGGTAGTGATTCTTTTGGAATATATTCAATCGCTGGCAATTGCTTCACCCAGTCGATGGTGCTGCTGCTTACCTCTTCGCTGCTTATTATCCAATTGCCATTCGCATCTTGGATAGGATTAAAAGTCATATCTGCGACATATTGAACGCCGCGCAATTGCTCGGCTTGTTCGGGTGTGAGTTGGAATACTTCAATCATACTTGCCGTCCTAATGTGGTTTGAAAGGTTTGAATTGTGCTGTATAAATTGGATGCATCTGTATTTGTCAATCCATCGCCTATTGATGCAAATGCTAAATTTCTTGAGCTGTGGAATGCGTTATTAATGGCTAAAATCTGAAAATTCTCATTTAACATTGCAACGGGGCTTACAGCTAAACTACAAGTTTGAGTTCCGTTTTTATACATCGCTGCAAAATTTGATGCAGTTCTTGTGCTAATGTATAAGCCTCTACCATCTGCATTTGACGCATTAGCAAAGGATCCATTTTGATTTCTAAAAAACATACCTATCCCAAAACCCCTTGCGCTATGATGAATACCCCAAGTGTCTGGTGGGTTTTGACCATACGTGCCAATGTCCACCGAGTTTTCATTAAATGAACTGCGTGAATAAGTTGCTATATGATTTGAGTTTACTGCAACGGCTGTATTTGCTATAAAAGTATCACAATATCCATTTACTGCATTACCAGTAATTCCGTTCGAACTATGGGTAATACCTCCAATAAAGCTAAGCCTAAATGCTGCGTTAGTATCAGCAGGGTTTTTTAGATTGAATTTATGCGTCGTAGCAGTGCCACCAACAAATGGATAGATAGCTTGACACTTTGCCCAAGTTCCATCAGCTTTCATTGATGTAACCAGAGTACAAATAGCCGATGCGATTGTCGGGTTTGTTATGCCTGTTGCAATTAAAAAAGCATTACCATCGGCATCCGCGCACAATGGCGAACCATAAACATAAGGATTAACAATAAAGCTCATGCGTAAGCACCTATTAATGCAACCTTCAATCCTGTTGCCGTTCCGTTTCCGATTTGGTCGATGTCGATTGTCATTTCTGCATCATCGGCTAAAGCGGTGTCGCTTATAACTGGTGGCGTTGCAGCCGTTGTGCTTGTCTTTTCGGTGTTATCAATTGTCAGCTTTGTGCTCAATATACTTGTGCCTGCTTCATTGATATCCACAGTAAATATATTACCGCTCGCCTGAGCTGTGGTAAGTGAAGCCCGAACGGCTGTAAGTGTTACCGCCCGAGGCATCCTGAATGTTATCTTTGCATTGCCCGCTGTTAATGCCGTTGTCTCATCCGATGCAGCCACCACAAGCTCAAAAGGCAATGAAGCAAGGGAGCCATCGCCGCGCACGTATTGCGAGGTTGTGCCTGTTGGGGTGTTAAACTTGCCGTTGAATGTTGTCCAATCACCGCTGCTTAATGCGCCTCTGTTGCTTGCGCTGGCAGTTGGTAGGTTAAATGTGTGCGTGCTGCTTGCCGAGCTGATGCCGAAGTCGGTGCCCGATGTACCGGTTGCAAAGTTTTGCACTTGCGCGGTCAAGCCATTCAATGCGTTAAGCCCTGTCGTGAAGGTTGTGATTACTTGGCAAAGGTTATTGTCCTCAGTATGCAGCGTAATATTACGCCCCGATGTAGTTACAAAAATGCGTACTGCGAGCCTGTCAGTTGCAGCCAATACAGTAGAAGGTACTGCAAGGGCACTAATATACAAATCAACCACCGTGCCGCCTGTAATCGCTTCTGGGTTTGTTGACCCTGATGAGATAAGCGTAAAGGTTGCGCCATCATACTTATACAGCTCGATGTAAAAGCTCGGATTGCCACCGCCACTCGATGCGTTAAAATAGGTTTCAAAGGTCCAATTTCCTGAAGGGATTGCTAAGAGATTTGGGTCGCCTGCATCGGTTATGAATTGCGCGATATAGCCATTGCCTTGCGCGTTTGTTCGTGTGAAGTTTGTGCCCGGTCCAAGCACTGGCACGCGGCTCATTTGGAAGTAGGCATTACCTCCAATCGTGCCTTGGCTTATCGAGCCGTTCAGGTAATAGTTAACCGATGCGCCACCGCCACCGCCTAAAGGGAAGTTAGCGAGTGAGCCATCGCCACGCACGTACTGGCTCACAACTCCATTGGCTGTTATGTCAATGCTTGGTGTAGTGTTTGGGTTCGGTACTGCAACGCTGAATGCTGGGTTTGTCGGGTTAGGTACTGTTGCCGCAACCGATGTAACCGTGCCATTTGTGAGGGTTGGAAACGGCGTAGGCGTTCCAGTTCCATCGAGATAGTCCGAGCTTGTCCCTGTTGGCACATCGAACTTGCCATCGAAGGTATTCCAATCAGCCGAGCTGAGATAGCCATCTGTTGTGGCGTCGGCTTGGCTTATGCTGATATCGGGAGTTGCCCCACCACTTGAGGCAATCGGGGCTGTGCCTGTTACGGATGTTACACCGCCACCACCGCCACCGCCAGGCACATTCACCTGAACCACACCTGGCGAAGTTAGCGAAGCAGTCACGCCAGCCCCTGTGAAGTTCAGCGTTGTTGTGTTGGTGCTTACGTTGGTGCCTTCATCCTGAGTGCGCAATGGTGTTCCACCACCGCCACCAATTGCCACAAGCGGGTCGGCTGGTGTTCCGTTGCCCGTGATTGTAACGCCATCCACAGCAACCTCGGTAAGGCAAGGCTCGCATGGTTCGAAATCGGGCAGAGGGATGTCCCCAGTTTGGCATGTGTCATAGCATCCGTCCTCGCTTGATGTGCTGACATTCACATCCACATCAATTGCAACAGCCGCCCATTCATAATTCACAGGTAGGTATCTTATCTCGGTTGCGTAGCCGCTTGGCACCACCTCATAAGCGATCGCCCCAATGGCAGTCTTAAACTGCGGGTCAGTGCCGCTGATTAAACGCAGCACTCGCGATGCTACCCAGTCCTGTGCATCGGCACCATCGCAAGGTAGATGCGACTTGCGCACCATTGCGTAGGCTGTCATGCTGAAGCGTGTCTCATAGATTGAGCGGCAACCTGCCAGCTTGAGCGAATCGTTTTTGGTCACGTTAATCTTACCACGCTTGGCCCAAAATAGCGTGCCCTGTTTAGCATCGTAATCGGTCACAGGAATCGCTTGGCCGTTGCCGATGTAGAACGCCCACGCCTTATCATTGCCCTCGCCTACAAGCTCGCTAAGGCCGTAAATCTTATCGAAGATATTGCCGACCTCAATGCGCTGGTTTAGCCTGTCGAGAATGGTAGAAAGTATATTCATTTATTCATTGCGTTAATGATTTGTTGCACAAGCTCGGCTGCATGGTCTTCGAGCATCTCGGCTTGCTCTTCAGCTGTCGGTTGGAAAATAGGGCCGTAGCCTTTGAATCTCTTACCATTGCCAAACTGAAGCCCTTGCGCTTTCTCCTTTTCAGAATCGGGCAATCCGATGCCCGCTGTTAATCCTTCCGTAATTACTTCTTGCGATAAGAATCCACCCTTCAGCCTGCCAGTTAATTCGAGCGGTAACTTGCGTGATGTTTCTTGTTTCAATTGTGCGTAGCCGTCTGGAAAGTAAAGCGATTTAATCGGCTCACCAAGTTTGCCAACCTTGAACCTACTCGGCGCACTTGCCAAAGTTCGAGGGCTAACATATATCGGAGTTGTTTTGTATGGTACCGATGGCAATTTATCGCCCGCCGTGTTGGTTCCTCCGCTCGAGCCAGTGCCGAATATCCGCTTAAACATGATGCGCTTCAATTCACGAACAGGGCCATACAAAGCAGTGAACTTCGATGTCCAATCGTTGTACAATTCATCGAGGTTCTTTTGAATTTCGGCTGGTGTCGGCATGTTATGGCAGGGCTGTAACGTACTTCATATTGCGCTTGCAATCCCAGCAATGCGTGTCATCAGGCAGGCGCATGTTTTGCAACGTAGCGCCAAGGTCTTCGCTGTATCGTGTAGCTGCGATGTCGCGAGCTGCCATGATTCCATCCATCAGCTCGGTCTTGTTCTGCCCCCGATTCACAATAACCGTTGTATTCACTCGCTGATTCGGGCTAATCGTTAGTGCATAGTTGTAAATCTCAACCGCTGTGGCATAGGCTAACGCTAATGCCATCGTGCCACCTACCGAGCACAGCCATCCTTGGCGGTCGCAGTTCACATTATACGTGAGGCTCATGCCTGTGGTGTACTTACTCGATTTGCTTGTCAGCACGTTCGTGCCATCGGTTGTGAGCTCAATGCCTATCGCATCAACAAAAGGGCAGATATGCGATTCCTTAATCCCGCCTCCACAGCTTGTGCAAGTGCCTCTCTTTGGCGTGAACTTTACCGTGTTGATATCCGACTCATAGACGATGGCGATGTCCATCTTACGCTTTGCTGAGGTCAATGTCTTGCCGATGAACTGATCGAGCGCACCCTCTGCATAGGTAATGGTTTCAATCAACTTGCCAGTTGTCATGTCGAATATCAAGATAGGCACGTTCACATTAGCCGAGTCGATTGCAAGGTTAATGTCGGCAAGGTAAAAGTTAAGATAGCTAACCGTATTCGGGTCAATCTTCAACCTGATGCCGCCATAGTTGCCAGCACCGAGCGCAGTCTGCACGTTGGCATAATTGGACAAGACTTGTCCGACGCGCTTGCTCTCGATTATCGTGTCGCTCTTCATCATTGGGCTGAGCTTAGTCAGCACATCCGATGAAAGTTTGCGCCATGCAAAGGCTCGCTTATCTTCAAACAGCTCAACACCATTGCGGTATTGGTCTGTGATTAGTTGCCCGAGAAAGGTTTGATTGATGCCGAGGTCATCGATATAGAGCCCAGTCGATGGCTCTGGTGATTCGCAGTCTCTTAATCCGAGTAGTGATTCAATGCACATCTCTTTAGTTTTTACAAAGATAAATAAAAAAAGGAGGGCACGAAGCCCCCCTCTTTATTGCGTGCTTAGATTATCCAATCCGTCTTGGGTCAATAAGTCCTCATCGGCTTGCGAGAGTAAACTTACCGACCCTATGACGGGTTTACGATTTCAACGCAGTTCACGTAGTTAACGCCAGCATACTTGTCAGAAGACTCGTAGATGTCAGTCGGAAGAGTTACAATCTTTCCAGTTGTAGTCAACACAATCGACAAATTACCGCAATCATCCTTCATAGTCAAATCTACTGGTACACCAGCCGGTGTGAACACCAAGGTCTTAGAGTAGTTTGAACCAGCCACAGGCGTGATGCCCTGATTCCAATCAGCCAAGTTGAATGATAACCACTGGATTGCTCCGGCTGTAGTTACCAAGTTCTTAAGCTGCGAACCTTGAGCCGCTGCAACGCGAGAATCGTAAGCGAATCCGAAACCGTTCTGCTGGCTAATCGCCAACAAGTCGATGCCGAACTGAGTGCAGCACCCAGCCTGCACCGCGTTAGCATAACGCTGCATCTCAGCACCGCCAAATACCACAGGCGCACCTGGATAGTTAGCCATGCGAGTTGCTTGAAGGATGTCAGCAAGGGCGAACTCGTTCAATGCTTGCCCACCACTTTGGCGAGTAGCAATCTCCAAGCAGTCACCAGTTACAGTGTAGTAACCTTCAACTTCAGTACCCCAGTTTCCGATGTCGGCAACAGCCTGAACAGCGGCAGCAGAAGCCACCTTGCGGTCAAGTACATCCATCAAACGCATTACCGACTCAAGCACATAGCGAGAGTTTTCTTGGCAATGGCGAGCGATGTCAGCAGCATTGATTAGCTGAGATGCTTGGTACGTGTCAGTTATATCCAACGTGTACGTGGTTGTGCTGTCTCCGTAAGTGTTCGTTGAGGTACAAGCTAAGATGTCACCTTCTGTATCAACTTCGGTTTCAGGTAAACGCTGAATCCAACGAGCTTGTACTGTTTTTAATTTACCGCCACCGGGTGCAACCTCAGTGCGGATTAGTTTTGCGTTTTCAGGCGAAAGCAAGAACTCTAAGAAAGGCAATTGCTCACGCTGTCCAACTTCGATGAAGAGTTCGCTAAGTGACATTTGCACATTAGGACACTCCGATAGAATGCGAGATATAGACATGATTAATGTAGTTTGGAGTTTCTGCCAGTTGCAAAGGCCGACAGGTGCGCCTACTTTGCCGCGATAAGTTGCGGCTCACTACATCATAGATGCTACAAAGATAAATAAAAAAAGCCTGCATTTCTGCAAGCCTTTTCAAATAGTGCCTAAACTATTGGTATGAACGAATAAAGAACGAGCTGCAATATACTAAGGCAATTCGATTCTACCAAAAAAAGGTTTGTCGCTTACCGACCTTCGCCCCTCGCAGCTCCAAAGCTGCCGAGCCCACCAATTCGCCGAGCCTTTCGGAGAAGGGATGCCATTACTACGAGCGCAGTAAGAGTTGCCTGCATCCGTGCCGGGGTTAATCCGATACCCTTCAGCGCCAAAGTGAATCTCATTGCCGTCATCGTCTACCGCTTTATACTTTTTGCCAGCGCGATCGGATGCCGTGACATTGTAACCTTCATATTCAGGCATGGGCGCTCTGTGTTAGTTTATTTTCGAGATATGTAAGCACAATCTCAAGTGCTTTGGTCAGGTCGGCAGGGCTAACCATTTCGCTGTGTTTGCCTTGCCGCCAATCTGCGTGGTGCATCAATATCTTATAGGCTTGCTTGATTGTCATTTGGTAAAGAATCGAGGGTTGACACCTTTCATGCGCTTGTCGGATTGTGCCTCAATCGGCGGGATGATAGCCTGCCCCGGTCTCGGCACACGCTGCCCGGCTGATGGGTTCTTCATGATGATGCCCGCCGCCGTAGCTTCTGCAAGCAGCACATCGGATAAGTTCAGGAATGAACCGGCTTTCTCTTTGGATTTCAATCGTTCGCCGCTGTTCTTATCCTTTACAAAGACATTACCATCCTCTTCCAGGTCGATTGCATACTTTTCCCCGATGGTAGCCTTAAAGCCTTTGATGGTAAACTCATTCACCGATGGGTCGAGCTTGATTGCTGAGAGCTCCTTCTCAAAGGTGTGGTTAATCTTGCTCTGCTTTTGTTCCTCTGCCATCTTTAGCTTGAACTGGTCAAACTGATTAATGGCATCTTGCCGGGCTGAGTCGATATCATTAACCTTCTTCTCGAGCGATTTGTATTTCTTTTCCCACTCCTTTACCAGCTCTTCGCTGCCTGACTTATCGGCTCGCTGTTGCCACTCTTCTTGCTGTTTCTCATAAGCCTCTCGAGCTCGCTCGGATGCCATGCGCAATACATCTTGCGCCTTCTTGTCTTTGAAATCTTCTTCAGTGAGCGTAACTCCGAAGGGCTCAAAAGCTCGTTTAGCAACGTGCGCAATTGTGCCGTTAATCTTTCCGAGCTTTTCGCTTAGCTCCTTGCTGTTGACCCAGTTCTCCTGGAACTTCTCCTTTGCTTCCTCGAGGTTCTCGGCTTCGTTTAGGTTTAGGAAGTTCACTATCTCCAGTGCTTCCTCCGGTTTGATCGGCATATATGTCAGGGGTTTTAATTGGTTGCAGTATTAATTCCTTTGCGCCCTTCTTAGTAAGTAGGTGCTCGGCCACCATGTCTGATGCTTTTATGATGCGGCCATCTGAGAGTATTAAGTGTCTCATATAGCAAAGGTATAAAATTTATTTAATCAATAAACCCCTCCGCTCTCGCCCGAGCTTTGACCGTCTCCGGCACTTTTCTTTCGGGCACTGGCACAAGATAGTGCCGACAGTTCCACCCCCCTACAAGTGTAAATATCGACTTACTATCTGTGCCGTCAATGCGCCCAGCCCATGTGCCGTCTTGTATGTCTCTGATGCCAGCACTATTCTTACCCGCTCCCCATGCCTCAATCTCCTTGCGATGGTAGATGCCACCCTCGCGATTCTCGCAGAATGGCCGCGTTGTAGAAATCTCGCCACCGAGGTATTCAAACCACTCGATGCCGAGCTCGTCATTGACAGCGGCGGAATAGCTTCGGTCTGCAACGGCTTGCGCGGTGGTGGCTGTGGTCTTGATGTTGGCAAGCAGCCGCCCATCATTCGCCTCTGTGCCGGTGACCAATCCCTCCAATGCAACAACGGCCTCGCGTAGCGGTGCGCGTGCTGCGATGTTCGTGGTTAGTTGCTCGAGAAATGGCTGGGTGAATCTTGCATCCAAGCCAGCACCGAAGAATGTGTTAATCGCATTCTGCTTGGATATTTGCAGCAATTGCTTTTGCACTTCAGTCGGCTCGAATGCGCTTTCAAATGTTCGTGCAATCTCGTTAGTGAGCTGCACCCCTTCATCGATTGAACTGAGAAACGAACGAACTGCTTCCTTGTATTCGCTGCCCGCGAGCACCTTCTTCAGTTCATCCGCAATGAGGCCGATGCGCCTGATGTTGCCCTCGGTCTGCTCGATGTTTCCAGCGGCGCTGACATCCATGTCATCGAGAATAGGGCGAATCTTGCGCCATATCTCAGCCTGTGTCTTAATCGCAGCCGTTGCCAGTTTATCCGGCACCGACTCGAAGAGCTTAATCTTTTGGTTTACGAGCGAATCAAATGATGCCATTCAATAGTTCCTGTTGGGCCTGTTGAATCGGGTCGAGCTGCACGGCAATCCTATCCGATGCCAAGCGGTTAAGTGCTGCAATCTGTTCGGCCATCGGTAGGTCGATGAATCGCTGAGCACCTTCGGTCGGGATGTGATTGCGAATAAGCTCCATGATTAGCTGTGGCGCACTGTGATGGATTACATCCTGATACTTCTCGATGGTGCCATTAGCCACACGCAGGGCGATATCTGCCGAGCTCATTAGTAGCAATTCATCAGCGTTGAGGATAAGGTCATAAACAGCACTTGTCTCTTCATCGGTGTAGTGAATTGCCTTGATGTAGTTATAGACATTGCTGAAGGTAATCGATGGCGGTACGCCTGCCTTAACTCCTTCGCTGATTACAGCCAAGTAATCGCTCGGGGTGCTGATGTCGAAGCTGGTCGGGTACACAAGATTGACCCCGCCAAAGTTTTCGCCGTAACGCATCTTACCCATTGTCACCAAGCAGAACTCGTAAAGGTTGAATAGCTGGTCTGAGATAGGCTTGATAAACGCATAGAGCGCACGTAGCTTATTCAATGAGCCTGTGGCTGTCGATGCCTCGCCAATGGTTCCGCTTTCGTCAGATGATGGCAGGTGCAATATCCTGCGAGCCTTGCTCATTTGTTGCTCAATCTCGGTGCGTAGGAAGTTCAGCGTGTCCATTGGCGGGCTCACGAACTTGAGGTATTCGCCGCTTAGTGCGCTGTCTCCTTCGCTCAATGCTGTCTTAGGCTTAATCAATAGCATCCCTGTTGGGCTGAATCGGCTCTTCACGCCCGAGCCATTACAGCTCGAGCATGTACGGTAGCCGCCATTGATGGGGTCGAAGATTTGGCCGTCCTGACACTTGTTACCTTCGCGATCGGTGAACTCGCAAATCTCACCCAGAGCAACCATGAAAGGGAATGCACTTGTGGCTTTGCTGATTTGCAAGTAGCTTTCATCGAGAATCACTTGGTCGAGCAATGGCACGGCTGTGATGAATGGCGATTGAAAGTTTATCTCCCCACCGATAAGCTGCGGCATCCCTTGTAGCTTTTGCGCTGGCACATATCCGAGGTTGTGCGAATAGTATAGCTCTGGTTCGCTGAATGTGTAATCCGACTTCTTACCGATTTGGTACACCTTCCAAATGTTCATCGTGTCATAAATCTCTAACACGATGCCGCTCTTCTCTTCCTTGCTTCCGTTGCGCACCTTTGAATAGTCATCGGTAATGACCATGTAATACTCGCCATATTTCTGCCCGACAATGCTCTTGCATGAGTAGTATTCAGGCATCGGATTAATTAGCTCGTTGCTGATTATCTCTTCGCCGTCCTCGTTTTCATAAGTGTCAACATCATTGGGCTCGATTGCGATAATGCCATTCGGGTCGATTAGCTTAAGCGTTGGGAGCATCGTCTTAACGAATGCTTCCAAAGAGCCGAATCGTTCAATCTCTTGGTTCACGTAGCGCTGGAATGTATCCTCGCCAAAGATTGGCTCAAGCTCGGGGCTGTATCGGATGCTCCAGTTCTGGTCAGCGAACGCACGGCTTATCGTGGCTTTGAAGTCCTCGAATACACTCAGCGTTGTTGGCTTGTAGTTCGCTCGGATGTACTCAGCCTGTGCATCGGTTTGGTTAGGTGCGCGAACGCTCAGCAAGTGTGCCGGGTAAATATCAGGCCGGGTATGCGGCAAGATGCTGTCATACATCTTAGCGGCATAGTTATACCCCGGCCAATACTCAGGATATTGACTCACGCCTGTGCGCTGCTTAGTGATTGGATTGATAGGCGTCTTCATTGCTGCGGCTTCCCAGCCCTTGTGCAGCATTGCAAACCTTTGAACAATCTTGTCAATGTCCTCTATGCTTAGTGCCATTACCCAGATGCTTTAGTGGTTGGTTGGTTTATGATGTGCGAGCCGCATGACTTCGAGCGGCAGAAGGTAAGTGCTTTCATGGTTTCTGAATTAGCGAAAGGCCACGCCCCTCGGATGTGTTTAACGTAATCACATTGTAGTTATAATGCGCTGCGTACTCCATCAGCTTCTTTACATCAGGAATGTGAATCGTGTCATGGTAGGCAACGATGCCACCCTTCGCAAGCACGCGCTCAACCTCTTTGAACTCGGGCAATATATTCTCCCAGCTGTGATCACCATCAACGAATATAAAATCGAAGTGATTTGCCGGATAGCCTTTGAGCAATGTTATCGATTCGCCGAGGATAAACTCGACATCAGTGCCGAATGATTTGAGGTTATACTTCAGATAATTGTTAATGTCGATGCCTGTGTACTTACCGCCGTATGGCAGGGCTTCAATCATCTTAACGGCTGTCTCGCCTTCGAACACGCCAATCTCGAGCACGTTCGCTGAATTGTTCATCTTAATGAGTGAGCCAATGAACTGACATACATCGGGCTCGCTGTTCCATCCGTGGCGTGCCACTTCGTTAAACGTGGCAGTTGTTACAATCTTCTTCGGTCTGCCTCTCTTTGGCTTATCGCTTAGGGTCTGCATGCTTATGGTCTGTTATTCTGTGAATGAAGTATTTGTGCTGGATGCCGTCCTGTTGCATCCATGCTTTGAGTTTCCTATCGAGCCATTCGATGTAAAAGGTCGGCGTGAATCCCTTGCCACCATAGTAGCTCATTAGGTAGAAGCGCTCTTCGATTTGCGCATAGCTGAACTCACGATTCATCTGAAAGCAGATAACATCAATCTCATACGGCTTGAAGTTATTCTTGCCGAATGAAACATTGAAGTAAAGCTCATCGGGTTGCCCGCCGCCCCACTTCATCCGTAGCTTGTTAATCGGCATCGGATTGTTGAGGTATAGGTCGGCAGCTGTGCGGTAAATCGCTTCGGCCTCTGGGCATTTCTCAATGAACTGGATGCTGCTATTAATCGCATAAATTTTATCGGCTTTCGTCAATCCGAAGTGCTGCCATAGTTGGTCAGCCCACGCCCATTGCATCTCCTTGAAATCCCGGCCTTGGTCGATTGTATGCTCACCCACAACTCGCGTGGCATACTTAGCATCGTTGGCAATTAGCTGGTCAATCAATGGCTGCAAGTCCTTAAGGCATACAGCATCGACATCGAGGTAGAGGTTGTAATGAAACGGCAAGTAATCGAAGAGCATTACCTTCGCCTTGCCGGGGTCAAGTTTCTTATTCGTGTATATGTGCTGCTCGGGCAAGTCAACATACACATCGATTTGGTTTGTCAAGTCATGGCAATAGTACAGTGCCCTGTCCTTGCTATCGCTGATTAGCGCAATCTGCAAATCCTTATTGAATCGCTTAATCGAATACGCTAAGTTATAAGCAGCCCAGTAATACTGAGGCTTACCAAAAGCAACAAGCACCACCCCGCTTGAGGTAGGCTTGCCGCTTTGATTTGTGATTTGAATATCCATTATCCAAAGATGCCAGCAGGGGCATCGTATTGTGCTGGGATATTCTTGTCACGCCATGAGAAGGTAACTTCGTAACGCTGCAATTCATTGTTCTGCTCAGGCAAGATGAAGTTCGCCGATGTGGTAATACCAACTGGAGGGTTTATGTAAATCACCTTTCCGCTGTCGCACATGAATGCGAGCACCCATGCGATGCGGCGATTGTTTACATCATTCCAGAAAGTATTATTTTCATCAGTCACGTTTGCATCGTACAAGGTTGCAGTACGGTCTTCGTTGATACGAATAGGAGTACCGCAGCCGATCGGGCTGTCAACAGTCACTGGTGAGCCAGCAGGCAACGCGAAACGGATGTCCTCAATTAGCTTAGCAGTTCCGGCAGTGATTAATGCCTCGACTTCGGTCGCATCTGAAGGGTCAACCAATTCGGTACCGCATGCACCCACAAGGATAGCAGACACGCCGCCGAGCTTGTATTCATTGCAGTTTACTAAGTTGTGGTCAAGTAGCGAAGAGTCGCAGTAGCTTACACAAGCCATAGTAGTAGAGATTTAATTATTGTCAGCCTGTTGAATAGGACGGCATAACCCCTACGTTCCTATGATGTACTGCAAATATACGAATTTATTCCTGATACAAATTGATGAAGTTCTCAGTTGTGATGCGTTCGTTATTCTGCGTTAGTATAAACGGCTCATCTGCGTTGTCCAATATCGAAGGTAGGCAGTCAGCATCCACGCCAACACAGACCGTCTTACGCACCTTATCGAGCTTCTTATACAGCTCGATTGTCAAGCTGCCAAGGTCATCGGCATTATCGTATTCGATGGTCGGGAATTCATTGTCGGCTGGGAAGGATAGCTCACCATTCACGTAGCAATTATCGAAGTAGAAAACAATCGAGAGGAAGTCGAGCACGTACTCAGGCAATCGCCCAAAGTGATAGCTGAGTTTCTTTTTGCGGTCCACGAAGCTCGCTTGCCATCTGCCGGAAGCATACCTAAACAAATCGGTATCGGTATCATATTGCGGCTGGAATCTGCGACCTTCCAATCGGATGCCGGGCAAGAATGATGTGCCGCTGAAGCCAAGACCGAATTGGTTCTCGCCGTTGCAGCCTTCAATCTTGAAGAATCGGCATTCATCGCTGAAGTCACCAATCTGAATCAGGTCGCTGTACTTGTCATACTTCGCCCAGTTCTTATCAGCTCGCACCGTGATGCGCGTAACCGTTATCTCGCCATCGAGCGAAGCACCAAACTGCGAACCGAGTAGGCTCAATGCTCCGCTCTGCGTTACCGTTATAGTGAAGTTATAAGTGCCCGCTGTGCTTATGGCTGTGGCATAGTTAACCCCATCCACCTGAAGCCGTAGCCGTGCATTGACAATCGAATCGACTTCAATAGTCACATAGTAATCCGTGTCCTCGCATAGCTCGGTAATCGACTCAAGGCTTGTGGCATTGCCGATTGCCGTCAGGTCAATCTGTGCTTCGCCACCGCCAATGTTCCAGGTATCGCTGCCAGTTACCGGCACGTTATCCCAGCCAAGCGGCGGGCAATCGATGCACCCACCCCAATCGTTGAAGTAAGGGTTATAGATGTAATACTGCCCGCAAGTATTGGTGCAGAAGTCAGCAATCGCTAACCGATAGCAGCCCGGCTCAAGTTCGTAATCAGCCAACGCAATGCCAGCCGTTAGGTATTGGTCTTTCGTTGTGAGCACTGGGTCGAGCCGCTCAACCACTGCCAGCGTTGTAGCATCAACGATGCCAGCGAATAACGCGCCGTTGCAGTTCGGTTGGAAGTCATCAATGGTAACGCTACCAATGAACTCTTGCACGGTTGTGTTAGTGCCAATAAGTAAATCCTGAATGTTGCTGTTAGTATTCGCAGGGATGTCGGTAGCCTTTAGATAAATTACATGGGTACCCACCGCGCTGATGTTCACCGAATCACCATTGGTAAAGCCAACGATAAGCGTACCGACCGAGCCGGTATTGATTGTGATTGTTAGCTTATACTCGAGGCAGTTGATGAACTTGAAGAAGGTATATGCAACAAGTGCGGTATCGTCATTACTGCCTGGAAAGGTTATGTTAAAGCCATCAACAGTCGCATCATTGACAACCACAATCTCATTGAATCGCAAGTAACCGCACTCCCCTGCTTCGAGCTGCCAGAATAATTGATCGTTGAAGTCGGCAAGCTGCGCGAACTCAGAGCCGCATCCCTCGCATACCTCGGGCAATGTGCTGCTAAATATTATCGGTTGGTTGGATATCGATGTATAACTCATGGAAGTAGTTTGTTTGAACGTAGTTCGAATTGCGCGGCCTTGCGCATCACTGACTCAATCTGAATGTTCTTAATGTAGGTGTCAATCACTGCAAGGCTGTCATCCCTGCGCCCGAGTTGTATCGGCTTTGATGTCTCCGATGTTATGGCGTTAATCTCTGCCATCGTGAGCGGGCGCTTGAACTTGTAGAGGTAGGCTTGCACATCGTTGATGTCGACTGGGTCGAGGGTTTGCGGTGTGAATGGTTCACCAATAATTGAAAAGAATGAGAATGCTGATGGTAGCGTAGTGTTTTGGAATCCGCTTCCGAATCGTAAGAATCGTTGAATAACATTAGGCAATGGGGCTGTGGCGGTTGCTGATATGCCTATGTCAACTGCGATTAAATCACCCGCCTCACAAATAAATACCTCGTTCGTTATTGTATACCAAGCTGGTTGACCGGGCACAGCGAAATCACTGCCAGTAATAAATCTTGTTTCTAATAAATTCAGACCGCCATCAAATCGCTTAATCATTAGTTTAACTTGCCTGCCAGCTGCAAATGCAATCGGCAAAAATGTTACAGGGTCTAAGTATTCATCTAATACAAGCCCGGCATTAACCGTGTATATGCCCGGATTTGCAACGCTGTAATACTCATACGTGCCCGGCACAGGCTGCGTGAAATTACTTGGATTTATAACTGGGTCAAGCCAAATGAAGTAATGAGCCAACAGCCCTGAAAGAGTATTCTGAGTCGGAGCATTAACAACAGAGAATTGATTTACAATTTGGTTTGCAAGCGTATTATCAAACCTTAATGTTCCGGTAGCCGTTGGCGGGTTGAAGCCCTCAAAAAAAGATTGAAGCGAATTCGGATATCCACTCAGCCAATTAGCAGATACAACCTCGTTTCTAAATGGTCCATTATAAATACTATTGCCAACGCCGTAAGGGTCGTATCCTCGAGCTCTTGCTGTATTGACTCCATAGAACCCATCCCAGTTGCTCATAATAACAACGCCGTTTGTTTCATATCCAGTATTGTTAAAAACAACAATGTCCTGAATGAGATTTGTATCGAATATTATTTCGCTTGTTTTCAAGTCAAGCACATTCGATGTATTGCATTCTCCTAAAAATCCAAATGTTTCAGTTCTGAATCCTCTGAATGGTGTCTGCGTAAATTCGCAAAGCGTGTCACCGTTATCACATTGACCTACTTCTAAGAACAATTCATTGCCGAAGTCAGCCGCTTGGTATAGCCTGCTTGTATCAAACTTCATCTCAATCTCCGGCTGATCGTAAAGGTTAGCCGATGCCCCTGATTGTTGGAAGTATGCAATAGGCTCGATGCGTAGCAATGGTCTGCCATTCGCTTGCTTCTCGAAGCCCATGCCGAGGTTTAACTTGGAGCGCATTGCTGCGTATAAGCTTTCAAAGTCTGCAATTATCTCAACATCGCTGCGTGTTCTTATCGATTGCCCATTGGTATAGAATGGTACATCGTTCTGCGGATATGTAGCGGCAAAGTAATTGGAATCGAAGTCGATTAAACCATCACTCATGCAGTTTACCAAATGAGCAAAAGTATCATAAATCGTATATCCGTATGCTGGGTCAGTATAGAATGAAACGCCGGGATTATAAACATAAAGCGGCACTGCTGTTGGCGGAGTTATCGCTACGCCGTTCTTTGATGTGGTAAGGCGCAGCGAGAATGGTATAGCCTTGTTGTTGTTTATCTTGGTGCTGAATGTTTCATCATAGAGCTTAGTCTTTACTTGGCACCTATCGAGCAGAAAGTTCGATTCAGTGACAATGATGTAGCCATCGACCAACTTCTCCCAGGTACCCGAGCTGCAAAGGTATTGCACGCTAACACGCACAAGCTCGCAGTAACCAGATGTTGCAAGTTTGTTGTAAAGATACCCGAACACATCGCCGCCAAAGATTAACTCATTGTCGAACGAAACGATGCGGGCTCCGATGTTATCGTCCTCGGTAATGTTAATGCCGAAGTCCTCAGGGTTAAGCGGCTGGCCTCGGTCGAGATTGTCGATAAGGAATTTAATTTCTACTGCCATGTGTATCGCGAATCCCCGCCGTTAATGTTTACAATCATTTGCTTGCCTGCCATTGTCTTGTTCAGCCTGTCGAGCTTGCGCTCCATCGCCTTGCTGTTGAGCGAAGCGTTAACCGTTATGCCGTCGCGCTTGTTGCTCATTGCATAACTGAGTATGGCAGGGCGCACATAACGCTCGTCAATCAATCGCTTGAACGCTGCGCTCGATGTATTAATCGCATCCAGTTCACGGCGGTTGCGCATCACTGAGTTCTTATTCACCACGTACTCGCCACGCTCTGCTTCAATCAATGTACCGCCCGCTTCATGGCTTCGCCCGCCTACCATACCACCCTTCTTGAACTTAGGGATGGGCGTTGCTGCAATGATGGCAATCTGAGCCGCACCCGCTGCTGCTGCAATTACTGCAAGAAACGGATTGCCTGCCTTAGCAATAGCAGCAGCGGTACCGATAATCGCTTCAAACAATGCCGCTGCCTTTTCGGCTTTTGCTTGCCGTGTCTTTTCGGCTGCAACTTTCTGCTCTGTTCTTATGCGTAAAGCCTCGAGCTTGCGCTGCTTATTTGCTTCGCTCAATGTGCTTTGTTCAATAGCCAACTTCTCGGCTTCATTTGCCGCATTGATTTCCTCGATTCGCTTTTGCGATTGAATGCCTTGCAGCTCAATGATGCTATTCAGTGTATCAGCAACCGCCTCAGCAATCTCAAACGCTTGGTCGATTGCTTCATCGGCTGACTTCTTACGCTCATCGCGGATGGCTTGTTGTGTTTCTGCTTCATCAAGTTTAATAAGCGCATTTGCTTTGGATGTGTCATCAACAGTGTTGCGTATATTGTCTTGTCTCTTCTGTGCTTCGAGCTCGATTATGTTAATCCTTCTATCCAGAGATGTACCCTCTTCAATCTCGAGCCTACGCAAGAACGCAAGCCTTGTATCGAGCTGAGTCTGCAATGATGTATCGGCAAGATCTGTAAGTTCTACTTGAAGCTTTTTTTCATCTTTCTTGCGCTGTTCTGCAACTTGATTATCGAACCCTTTCTGTAATTCAGCAAGTTCATTACGTCTATCAATATTTGCTTGACGCTCTGCTTTAGCCAATTCTTTTGCAGCCTCAGCGGCTTTCTTTGCAGCCTCTTCCCTTTGGTCTCTTATCTTTTGCTCAACCTCTGAAGCAATACCCGCTCCGTTTTCAATAACTTCTGCCTCTGCTAATTTAGAGGCGGCTAAGTTGGTAAGTATTTCAGCCTGTGCAGTCTTTTCAGTTTGAACTCTCTCCTTTGCGTTTTGCTCAACGATTAAAGTATTTGCTTTTAATGATGCAGCAGTTACAGCAGCTGTATTGCCAATTAATTTATTAAACACACCAAATGCATCACCAATGAATGTCTGTATTTTTTCACCAAAGTTAGTAGCCTGTTCTCCGGTAACAGTTGCCGCCTCAGCTGCTAATGCCGCCGATTGAGCCAGCAACGCCTGCGCCTGCGCCCTTGCAGCTGTGGCCTGAATGAATGCATCTTTCTTTTTAACGTAATTCGCCTCAGCTACATTGAGATCATTTGTTTTCCCAAAACTATCGCCCAGCGTTTCGTTGTACGTTAACAACGCCTCGTCTTTTGAGATTACACCTTTACGTGCTAACTCAAATGCAGTGCCCACTTTCGATGTTTGCTCTATGGCTTCAGCCTGTGCAGTTCGAACCCCTTCGAGAGTAGCCTTCAATGCGCGTGTTGTATCGCTTGTGCCGAATATTGCATCCTTGAGCTTGTCAAAGTTTGCAATCAAAGCGCCAATGGCAACAATCACCAATCCGATTCCGGTGGCAGCAAGTGCAATTCTAAAGGCTTTTAATGCGCCTGTGGATGTACCAACTACGGCTGCGTATGCTGCCTCGGCTTTTGTTTGAATAAGTGTCTTGGTTGCATTCTCTTCTTTAAGTAGAATAGCTATTTGCTGAACTCCATTCGCAACCGCTGTGGCAGCCGTTATCTTTGTAAGTGCTTTTTGCAAATCCTCGTTCTCTTCCCCAAACAATGCCGCAGCGCCTTGTGCCAATTCGAATCCCGAAGCCAGCCCCTGAATAGCACCAACCGCTGCATCGAACTTAAACGTATCCGATGCAAGTATCCTAACCCTTGCTCGCGTATCTCCAATCTGGTCCTCGAGCCGTGCAGCCTCAATCTCTAATTGCTTGAACTGAGCCGTGCCACCTTTGCCCGCTTCCTCAAGTGCGTTGAGTTCATTCTTTAATCCACGCAATACCCTTGTTAGCGGCACGGACTTCTTATTCAAATCTTCAAACGCCTTGTTATTATCTGCCAGTGATTTCTTTACTTCCGTACCAGCAAAAGCATTTACGAAACTTTTGCCGACCTCCTTCATCGAATTGGATATCTCCTTCGATGTTTGCTTAACAGATGCCTCTACCGCATCGTTCGCCTTGTTTACTTCGTTGACCGTTGCCTTCAGGCTCGTTGCCTCGGCTTCGTAGATAATCTCAACCTTTACCGCCATTATTTTGAGCCTTTATTGCTGCCTCAAATTTAAGCAAATAAACCGAAACATCGGAAGCCATTAACTCATTGAACTCGGATATGCTACCTCCGGCAAGGTTCATCACTTGCTCGCGGAAGGTGTCGGCTGTTCTCTTTGCCCTGCTTTGCGGTGAGAGCTCAGCTGGCGTAACGCCTCGTGCAGCTTGCGAAGTTCTACCGTGTTGTACTCCCAGAGCGTTTGAAACTCTTCCGCTGAAATATTGAATAAGGGCATCAGCGGCTCGATACCCAAGCTGTAAAAAAAATCATGAGCACCCCCCTTGCTCAACGCCTCAAATGTTTGCAACTTCTGCTGATGGATGTCGGGGTTAATCTCTGCCGGATTCTCGTCCTCACGTATTATCCAAGTCGCTGCGATGTTAAGGAGTATGTCGCGATGGATTACCGTGTTCTGCCTCTCGCGGATTACGTGGATGTATGCGCCCATCAATGCCGCTGTCTTAGGATTGCTCAATCCCGAGCTGAGCGCCTTCTCCATCTCAGTGAGTATCTTCTCCATCTCGCTGCCACTTAGCCCGCTGCTTAATCGCTCAAGCAGGCTCATGCTCATGCTGAACCTTTCGAGGGGCATGTTCACCTCTTTCGGGAATCGGTAGTACCTATGCCCGCCATGCTTGAATACTTCAACGAGGTTGTACGTGGTGGGCTTACTGCGAGTAAATGTTAATCGAAGTCGCTCGCCTAATCTTTTGAATAATTTCATCCAGTGTGTTCTTAGTGGTAATCTCTTTATCGTTGCTCATTAGCGTTATGAATGTCCGCTCTGCGCTCTCATCCTCATACACCACGCTGATGTCGCTTGTGTTAATAATCAGGTCAAGCCATCGCTCGTCCTTGTCGAGCAGCTCGTCCACTTCATCCTTGTGCTGCAAGGCACTTACTAAGATGAAGCCGGTCATCATGTCACCAACGGAGCAGCGGGCAGGTTTCATCAGGCACTCTGGTCTTAGCAGGAAGGAAGCATCCGCATTCGCGGCAAGTGTCAGTCAGCTTAATTCGATATGGGCATGTCTTACAAATCTCCATGCGCGGCTTCGATACCTCGCGGCTCTCCTTGGTGTCGAACGCCCACAGCGCCCAGCCGTGTGCGATGCTCTTGAGTTTCTTTAGCATTCTAAGCATTCGAGTAGATTTACAAAAGCGGGTTCCTCAGTTACGATGTCCTTATTCACAACGCTGAAGCTGATGCAGTCATACTCAACCTCGCAGATGGTAAACTTTGCGCAGCCATCCAGTCGAATCGTGTAGCCTTGCAGCGCGTCAATCTTCGCGCCCTCGATCATCAGTGTGCCATCCAGTTCGGATGTTGCGATGAATGTCTGCATGCGCTTGGTCGCGTTATGCGTTAGCGTTATGGTGTAACTCTCTTCCGGTGTTACATAGCCGAACTGAATGCCGCCATTGCAAGCCGCAACGCTGATGCCTGAATCGAAACATGGTGAACATACGCTCATAGGTATCGCTTTAGAATTGCATTGACAAAGTAACGAAAACAATCTAAGAAGTCAGCACGCTCGGCAATGTTTTTTCGATTGGTCTTTATGATGCTGCCATTCGCATCGCATTGCACTTGCTTCGCATCGAACACGAATCCCTTGCAGCGCTTGGAGTTAACGCGGATGTCGAGCTTGCGCAATGCTGCGTTGCAATCGATGCGGCTGTTGTAGTGCGTTGGGTTAGCCGGTATCAGGAACTGGCTGTCGCTCATGCCGAGCCGCCGCTTAATCATGGTGTACGCGCTGGAGTTATCACGCTGTTGCACCGTGCCACCCTTACCCATCGCATCGCCTGTAATCCTTATCAGCCCCATCGGGATGCCCAAGGCAAGCACCGCATCACAGAACGCATCCACGCTGCCTTTCTCAATCTTTATCTCATCCACTACCACCGCGCCTCTGCCAACGTGCTGCATCACAAGCGCGCACAGCGGGTTAATGTTGAAGTCAACGCTGATGTGCACTGGCATGTTTCGGTTTAGCTGCACGCTGTCATCGATGTGCTTGGAGTCATCCCACTCGTACAGGAATGGATTCGCCACATCGTCCATGACATCCCAATCGCCCTCCACGAATCGGGCGTACTGCACAGGCGGCAGCTCCTTCAGGCTCTCGAGGTACTCAGCCGGGATGTGCGGGTTATCGGTAATCTTGCTCGGGATGAATGTCCACCGCTCGGGCAACGTGCCCTCCTTGTAGCGCTCGTAGATGATTGACTTCACCCAGTTGTTGGCCGGGTTGCACGTTGCCAGGCACACGATCGGCGGCTGGCCTATTGCCTTGTTCCAACTGCCGATACGTTCTTGCACCTTGTAGAATGTCTGCTCTTGCAGCTCGTTCACCTCATCCAAGCCCGCGCCATTCACCTCGAGACCTTTGAATCGGTTGAGGTCTTTGTCATCGTCAAAGCTCTCGGCCATGAACAGCAGCTCACTGCCGTTGATGAATGTCACCACTTGCGTGTCGCGGTTCCAGCTCTCAACGTACTGGTTAACGCCATCGTCAAGTATCGAGTTGAAGGATGGAAAGGTTGTGCGCTTCAGGTCTGGCAGGCTGCGGCGAATAATCACCCATCGGCTGCGCGGGTATTGCAGCGCAAGGTAGCTGAGAGTGAGCAACAGCCAATACGTTTTTCCACCACGGGACTTTGCCCCCACCGTTGCCAGCAGGGGCGATTATCGTATGGCACCACCGAAAACCACAACTCGGCAGTCTTCGTTGATAGCCATATCGTAGGCTTTAGTTTGTGTTGGCGTTAGCGTAAAGTTCATATTTTTTAATGTTGTTCATTGCAACGCTTTTAGAAACTCCAACTTCGTTTGCAATTGATTGATAGCTCATGCCTAAACCTCTAAGAAAATACATGAACTCAATGCCCTCTTTTGTTTGCTTGCTTCTCGGGCTTTCATGCAGGCGCTTAGCTTTTATCAAGCCGTTGTCAAACGCATGCTGAACATTTTCCGCGTTAGTCATCCATTCAAGGTTTTCAAAATTGTTGTTCTTTTTGTTGCCGTCCTTGTGGTTAACCATTGGCTTATTCAAGTCGTTGCTTACAAATAGTTGAGCAACTAATCGATGAACTTTGAATGTGGTATGCTTTCCTTCATGCTTGAAGGCTACTCTTAAATATCCTTTTTTATCTGCTGCTGGCTTTAATGTACGGCCTTTTACATTGATGTACTTATCACAATATTTAACCTTTCGGTCAATTGTTCTTACGTTGCCAAAGTTTGAAACCTCAGCTTCTGCGTTAAATGCTTTCCAAATTTCATTCATTGCCTTTGTCTTTTTCAACTGTTCTTATTATCACAAGCGGCTCGGTAGTCTTGAGCGTGGTCTCGTTGGTCTGCTTCGGCTTGCCATAAGCGCGATCGAGCAACAACTCGGCGGCCTTGGTATCGCCCTTCTTCGCCCTTGCGTGCAGCGCGTTGAGTATCTCTTCAGCAGCCGTTAGCCCATCCTTATCTTCCTTGCCGAGCACGTTAGCCAAAAGCACATGAAGCTCGGGTAGCTTTGGCGGTCGGCCCTTAGGGTTGCCGCTTTCGCCCTTCTTAAACTTGGTGTGCTCTGGTGGTATTCCCTTTGGCATTTTCCCTGATTTATCCCTGTTTACCTTCTGCGTCTTGCGCGGTACTTCTCAGCCTCTGCCAGTGCGATTGCCTGCGCTTGCTGCGGTGGATATCCCTCGCCAATTAGCTTGCGGATATTCATCGAAATGACCTCTTGACTGTCTCCTTGGAATAGTGGCATAATTTACAAATTTACTAAATTTTCGTACATCTTACCTTCCTCAGTGATGTTGATGCTGAAGCCTCGCTCAACAATCTCTTCGTACTGCGATTGGTAGATGAATAAGTCATGCAGGCCACCATCGATGAAAGCCTTTGCCGTGAAGCCCTCAATGCCGCTTTTGTCAGAGGTTGGCAATAGGATGCCGAGCTTGTACTCGACATCACGCTCCTTGCTCAGAACAAGTTTGTTGATCTTGCTGAACTTGCGCACATCTTCAATAGTGATTCCAACTGCAATGTCATATTCAAGTGCCGGATGCGTTAAATAACCAAAGTAACAATGGTCGCGCATGTACTCAGAGTCGACAAACATGCCGGCTCTGAGTCTCGTGGTTTGGTTAGTCATCTTTGCGTGAATGATATCGCATGCAATCTAAGTCTATCCAATCAAGTTCGGGCTCTTCATCATCGTCATGGATTGGCTCATTGTTGGCTGGAGCATATTGCATGTCTCTGAGATAGATTAAAAAATTCGGATGTTCAGTGTTCACTGTCTCAATCCCGAAGTGCTTCATGCACATCTGTTCTTTGTACTCTAAGTAGTCTGGCATAGTGTGTGTGTATTTAGCAACCGTGTTCCGGTTCGTGTTTCTTTGGTTTAATGGTCAAGCTCGAAAGATAATTGCGGACCATCATGCGCACGGTCTCTTTTGCTGATAGTGGAACGCGGAAGGATATCGTTGACATAGCTTCGCCGTACATCGACT